AACAATGTTGCTAAAGTTATTAGTAATAAACGTTATAAAGTCTTGTGCGGTTAGTAATCTGTTTTGACTAAAGAACGATTTAGGTGCATTATTTCTTATATCAGTTACTGATTCAGGTTGATTTGGTGGTGATGAAGCAATTGTATTAGTAAATGATAATAATGAAGCTTGTGCTGGTGTAAGATAATTTAAATTAGAGTTTAAAACCTGTGATGCAATTGTTTGAAATTGAGGTGTTGTGTAAAAGTTTAATGTATTACCATTTAACTGACCCGCAGATATTATACCAGCAGCCCCATTGCTCTGTATATAATAAATGTATACCAAATCACCTGGGTTTAATATTTGTCCAAAAACACCATTACCAAATTTAATTTCATAAAAACCATTTTCGTTAAATCTTAATTCATAAACTGCAGCAGTACTGTTTTCTAAGAATACTGATTGAGTTAAATTAAATTGTGTATACTTTCCTGTTACTGCACTCTGAACATAAACGTTTATACTACCTTGGTCAATGTTAACCGGGGTATTGGTTACGTTATCTTTAACTACCAATGTAAATGTTTCGTAAGGTTCACCTGTTGCAGCTTGTGCTGGGTACTCAACATAAGGTCCTTGGTATAATAAATTTTCTTGGTATAAAGTTGTTAGGTCCTCTAAAGCACTTGTTGATTTAGAAAAAGTTGCATCTGCTGCAAATGAATATATTATACCATTTGCAGTGAAATATGAATATCTTGGTATGGTGTAAATGTCTGCTGGTAAAGCTGCATTAGCAGTTGTTTGAAATGATAATAAAGAAGTTCTGTAACCAGCTGGTTTGTAGTTAATTAGCTTAACTATACGATTCATGTTTTCGTAAATCGTAGCTTCATTAAACATTGACTCACTACTTGTTTGGTTTAGATAGAAAAGTAGGTAGTGGTATGAAAGTGCAATAACATCAGTAATGGCATTTAAGTTACTACCTTCATAATTCTGGTCAGTAAACACTCCACCCTGGTTTAATCTGTTAATAATGTACTGCTTTAAAGTGAGTGCATCAAACGATGTGTAACTCGCTTGAGGTAAAGTGTAATTTGTTAATTGGTCTGCCATATTAGTTATTTAAATAGAATCCTGATTTATCTAATGTACCTATAATAGTAGTTTGCTGTGTACCAAATCTTGGAACTGTAATTGTTATGCTTATTGTGTAGCGGTTGTAATCAATATTTGGTTCAACATTGACATTATTAACTGTAACTCTTGGTTCAAACTGTTGAATACCTTGTAATATTGCACCACCTATAGCTAATGCTCTGTCATTAGTGCAAGGTAAGAATAGAATATCACCAAAATTGATACCAAATGTTGGGTTTAATGGTTTTTGACCTGGGGTTGTTGTGATAATACTTGCAATGCTGTTATAAATTGCTGCTAAATTGTTATCAGCTTGAATATCAAGTATTTGCTGTTGTTTAAACAACTGATTACTATATGTGGAACCAATAGCTATATCTAAATGTAAATCGGAGTAAACAGTAGCATTATTTCTACCGGAATAGCTGTTTGCTAATGGATTTAATGAAATGATAGCCATTGTAATATTATTTAGATGGGAAATAGAAATATACTATTAGAGCTTAAATAATAAATATGGCAAAGAAGTTTTTAACACTTGTAGAAAATAACATTACTCGTTATAATAATGGTGGTGTATTAGTTGGTGACGTAGTGCTACCAGTTAAGAATTACACCAGCAGTCCTTCTTTTAAAATGTTAGCAGCAGAAATGCAGCAAGCTATTAAAGATTTCTTCTCAGTAAAGAAAAATATTAGAATTAATGATATCAAGACAAAGTATCCAACAGGTGCACCTAATGATGAGGATAATAGAGGTGTTACATTTTACTTAGAACTATGCCATGAACTAGCACCTGGTTTATATGACTTAGCAAACAAAGTAACAGTGCCTCGTGATTTAGTTGCAACTAATAATTCATATCCAAACCTACCTCCTACTGATGCTTACAAACACAAAGAAAGAAGAACACGTTTGGCTCATATGAATCAAGGCGAGGAAGACGAAGAATCTCCTTACAATCCATATTTACAGACATTAATGTCACAGGACAATAGTATGAACACTAAAGTACGTCCAACAGAAACATCTTTAAGAAATGTTAATGTTGTATTACCTTCTAAACCAGATTCATCTATGAAAGATCCTCAGGTTAAAGGTTTCAGTAAAGCTGAAAAACCTTTAAAGAAGAAGATGTATAACTAAGTTAAATCACTTAGTTGACAGAAACAAGCAAAAGCGTTTATTTCTTTATCTAAGACCATTGCGTCTCTGTATAAATGCTCAGCTATAATAACAATAGCTTTTCTCTTTGTATCTTCTTTTAGTTCAGTGTTGTCGTATAAGAAGTTTAGATAATGTTTGAGTAATGCACCATAGTCACCTTGAAACTCACTCTCGTTTTCAATTAAATGCTTTCTTAATTCAGTGAGCTTCTTTGACTTTACATAATCGTGCACTACTTTAGCTATTGCACTTGTATCTACATTGACGGTAATAGTTAAGGTACCGGTAGCACTGTACTTTTGTATTAAGTTAATGGTCTTTCTGATATCTGGGTAGTTATCTTTTATAACCTTAACCAGTTTAGTCTTTTCAGTATCAGGTACTTTTATCTTTTCTAACTTAAGAATACTAACAACCCTGCCCGACACCTCTTGCAAAGGTGGGGTTAGGTCAAAGTACTGCGTTCTACTCTGTATGGCAGGAATTATCTTATGTTTGTAGTTAGCTGTAAGTATGAAGCGTGTATAACCACTATACTCTTCCATAGTATTACGTAAAGCTCTTTGACCATCTAACGTAATACCATCAGCTTCATCTAAGATAACAACCTTAACCTTACCGTCAATGCTCTTAGTTTGGGAAAAACTACTGACCTTGCTTCTAATTGTATCAATACCGTTTTCATCGGATGCATTTATATACAAGTACTGACACTTTAATATGTCCTGCACAATTATTTTAGCAATAGTAGTCTTACCAATGCCAGGTGTACCAACAAATAGCAAATTCGGTATCTCATCCTTTAAAGATTTGAAGTACGATTTATTATCGTTGGATAACACCATGTCATCCAGTTTACTTGGTCTGTATTTTTCTACCCAAAGATTATTAAACATATATTAGCCTGATGAACCTAAACCTTTTTCACCGCGTTTTGTTTCAGTTACTTGATCTACCCAATCAACATTAGCTTGAATGAGTGGATAAACAACTAACTGTGCAATCTTATCGCCTGCTTTAAAGACTTGATCCTCAGTACCGAAATTATATAACTTGATACCTAAATCTCCACGGTATGGATTGTCTATAATACCAAAATGTGGGAATATATGTCTTTTAAAGCCTACACCTGATCTACCCTCTACTCTAAACCAATAACCCGGTGTAATGTAAGCAAGTTTAATACCAACTTCAATGATTTTGAAACCTTTAGCAGGTACTACAGCATCCTCTACTGCTACAACGTCTAAGCCAGAGTCGCCCATATAAGGGTCTCCATGGTTATACTTAGGTAAAACTGCTTTATCGTTAGTTTTTACGAATTTTATATCTATTGGAAACATACGTAGATTATAAACTGTTACCTCTTTAAATCAACCATTACCTTTATAAGTATTTGTGATGGCTGACGACAAACTAAACAATGCTGTAGATGATTTGGTTAAACAATTACAAGGTAAGGTAGATATACCTAAGCCTGAAAAACCAAAACAAGAACTTTCTAAAGAAGAAATGGAAAAGTTCCTTATACAGTACTCTGCCCAGTTAATTAAAGGTAGTGTTGAGTTTGTTGAAGATTTAAAAACGTATGTAGCTGGTGCACCAACACCAGAAGACGTTTCAGCATTGGCTACTTTAGTAAGTTCATCAGCTGCAGCTATAGACACCCTCAATAAAGTAATGATTAATCAGAAAAACATTGATGCTAAGTTTCAACTTAAGCAAATGGACATTGATAGTAAGAAGGAGTTACAACAAACTAGCATTCAAGGTAAGTTACTAATGAATAGAGAAGAACTTCTTAAGAAGTTAGTAGAGGATTCCAAAATTATAAACGTTGAGGTAACTGAAACTCAAATAGAACCTAACACTGCACTAGAAGATAAGAGTGTTTGAGCTAAAACATTCTTTAGTGCATCGACTTGCACTTGTAAGTTTTCCATATTAGTGATAGTGTATCTATAAAACACTGCTTTTCTTTGAGAATCTTGATCTCTTGGGTTGAGACTTTCAAAGAATAATATAAAATCTGAAATTTTGTTTAACACCACCTGCATTACCACCATAAAATCGTGATGATTCTGTACTGCCCGTTTATAAAACAACACATCATTAATTAAATTTGTGCCGTGAGAGGTTTGAGCAGTGTTGTTATTAAGATTTCCGTTCTGTAATCCATACAAATTAGCTCTTAAAAGTGGGTCTGTGTAAAAGCTAAACGTTTTTAGTATGGCTTTTTCATTTAATGATACTTTGTTTAGTAATGTAGTTGGTATGTTAATAGGGTATAACTGTCCTTGTGTGTAAATGTCAAAGTAAGGAACAGTACTATCATCTAAAATAGTTAATGTTTCTATAGTACAACCAATATCATCAGAAAATGGTGCAAAAAAACTATTATTTGTTATGCCTTTGTTAATGGTTGTCTTATAAGAGTCTAATAATGACAGGTACTTTTCAACAAAAAAGAGAGCAAATTGATTGTCCATTGTCTTTACACCATCTAACTGCACCTGTCCATTAACTAATTGATAGTTTGGTACTGTAAAACTGGTTGTATTTAACTCATTAAACAGCACTGTGTAAGCAGATAAAACGTTTGTGGTAACTAAACTTTTATTAAACTTAATATTTTCATTTATTTCAGCAAGATAATTGCTGAGTGTGTTTAATAAATCAGTACTATTGTTGTAAAAGTTAAGGCTTGTGTTTTGCACAATACCAACATAATCTGGTAATAATGATGTTGAACTCATGGTATGTTTTCGTTGTATTGTGGGTCAGTAAAGCTGTACGTTTTTAGTGCTATAATTTTATTTATATACTGATCATTGCCAATAAACTGGTGATCTACTGATAGAACATAATAAAGGCCCAAAAACTTACTATCAAAATCATTGTCTATGTAATTACCTGTTCTGTCTATACTGATAAACTTACCAGACGTACGTTGCATACCACCTTGTACAGTGATTTCTACACCTAAATTCAATTGTAATGCTCTTTTTAATAGCTCATTTCTACCAACAGCTATCTTTAAAAAGTCATTGTCTTGTTGATATACTAAAAAGTGATTTTCAAAGTTTTGGTTTGTCTTTTGTGTGTTGTTTAATATGAAATGTGGTGCTGGTAAATTGTTTTTACCTTTCATTGGTTGAACATATAGGCTTGTAAAATCTTTTTTTACCTTTTCAACATCACCATCTACAGCATTTACATTAAACGTAGCATAATCAAAGTTGTAATTGTGTACTAGTATAGATTTAATTCTATCTTGAAACTTTTGACCTGGTGAATTAAAAAATTTAACTTCTAAAATATCACTTGTTTCACCAAACTCTATGGCATATAATGGCTTTTTAATATCATTTTGAATAATATTAGAGTTAGTTGTTTGACCACCTGTTATAGTTAAATTTTCAATATAGTAATCTTTACCAGAATCGGTTTTTTGATTGTAAGCTTTTGAAAAAGTACTACTTGCACTCTCTAAAGTATATTCACCGGTGAACCTATCCTTACCTATAAACGAAAAATCCTTACCAGATGTGTTTGAAACATGGAAGTTTAGTATATAAAATAGGTCATCATATGCTGTGTAATCATTTGGTGATGAATAAAATATGGTTGATGCACCACTTTCAAAATAAGGGGTAACTAAAGTACTGCCAGATAGGGTACTAAATACTGCACCTGGTGATTCTAACCCTTTTTGAATTATATACTTCATACAATCACCGGTTTTAACTCTTCTCTTTAAATCACTTAAATAAGCCAAATTAGTTTTAGGTAAAAGATCGGTGGTTGAGAAAAATATTTTCTTTTCTTTTAATATAATGTAGTCTAAATCTTGTAAAGTATATTTTTTTGCTTTACCTGTAGGTGTTTCAACATCTGTTTCATCGGTTAAACAGAAAATATACTGCATTGAATATATTTGATTGTAACCGAGACTGTTTTGATTATATGGAGATTGTGTTGGGCTTTGTGTTGGATCAATAGGTATGATGGTGAGATAGAGTAAATCTCTACCATCGCCTCTAGTTCTATAACCAACTATATCGGGCGCTGTATTTGCTGTAAATTCTTTATTTGTTTGAGGTAATTTAAATCTTTCAATAACATCTTCCGTGTTGTTAATTACAATATAGCCCTGTATGAAAGGGTTAAAAGCAACTTCAGTTAATTTTAATTCTAAAATTGCATCTTTTTGAAATGTTACATAGTAACCATCAGCATTGGCAAATGTAGCCTTGAACAAATAGTTCTTCTTGTTTATAACAACCTGAAAAGAAGAATAATTTTGTTGCTCTGCTGTAAAAAGTGCGTCATTTCTCATTGTAACTGTTGACTAATTGTAGTTAGTACAAAATTTATATAGTTAGGTTTAATGATTTTTAAAGTTTTACCAGATAAAGCAGGGTCAAAAGGGTTTTGTATATTGTTTATGATGCAAATAAGCCACCATAAGTAAGTTGTACCGTAAATTTGATAACTTAATGTTGTTAGTGGTGTATTAGCTTGGTACACTGTTGTAAAAAACGCATCATTATTAATATTACCTGGTACAAATATATTTTTTATAATATTGTAAAAATAATCTTTACTTTTATCACTTGTTTGGTAAGTTTTAAAAATATTTTCATACCTATATAACTGAAGGTTTGGTAGGTTAGAATTATAATTTTGATATGTTCCGAAGTCCATGTTATACGTTATTTGTTGGGTTAGTTGTTACACCTTGTGGTGTAATACTTGCATATAGGAAGTTTCTAGTCTCTTCATTCAAGCCTGTTACACCAATATCTACTTCATAAGCGTCAGGTATAATTGCATTAATTTTAGTGAAAGGATCACCGGTTGTTGTTGCTACCGGTACTTGTATTTCCATTAAACGTCTTGAACCAACAAAGTTTACTGTTAAACTATTAATAAATGCATATGGCATGTAAAGCATACCAGGTATTGTTATGTCGTAGATAACCGGCATGTCAATAATAGCTCTTGTAACTCTACCTGGTTTGTTTTGGTAAATTAGTCCAAATAATAGTTGCCAGTTTAGAGAAATATTTTCAACAGACATTGTATTAAGTAATGGAAATTTTATATTAATTTGTCTACCTTGATCACCCATTGAAAATTGTTTTGCTTTTTCAATATATGTACCTGGTTTAATAGAGTTAGCTAAACTAGCTGCAGATTCAGCTAAAGTGCCTAATCCCGAAGTTACATTTGTTAAAAAGTTATTTGCTTCACCACCAAAATTATTGTTTAAACTGTTATAGTTATCACCAAAATAAGGTAATCTATACTCAAAACCTGTAGGTTCAGTTGCATATAGG